CGTCTGTTAATACAAATTTATCAGATGTTGAATACGCGTTTGAATGTACATTTGGTGAATCTTCACATGCATTACAGAACACCTCAACTTCTATTGTATCATTAAGACAAACCGTGTAACTTCCATTTGAAGTTGACGCTCTACTTTCTACAAGTATTGAGTTTACATATAACTCAAATACACCCTGTGCTCCGTTCATTTCACTAAATGACCAATTTAATTGTGTACATTGTGATATCGGAGTTAATGTTGGTGTTGGTGTTGGAGTGGCATTTGGATCACAAGTTGGGAATCCAGGGTCATAAGTATAGAATTGACAACCATATCCGCCATTATAATACCCTGAACCAGGTAATGGTGTTGGTGTTGGGGTAGGCGTTGCAGGTGTAGGAGTTGGGGTAGGAGTAGCAGGTGTAGGTGTTGGGGTAGGAGTTGGGGTTGGTTGATCACAATAAGCACTACAGATTGCACTACCTCCTCCTGACATATTTGTAATTAATGCAATTTGTGGCGACACCTCTGTTATTATTCTTAAAATATATCCTGTTGTAGGGTCTAACCTGTAACGAGGCGACGATGGGTGAATTGATAAATCTATAGGGTTCATTACAATCACATCCTCAACGTAACTACAACTACCATTTTCTAAACACTCATATCTTTCTGCTAAGAAATAGAAATTAGCGTCCACTGTTGGTGTTGGTGTAGGGGTTGCAGTTGGTGTAGGAGTCGGTGTAGGTGTCGGTGTTGCCGGTGTTGGTGTAGGAGTTGGGGTCGCAGTTGGTGTAGGTGTCGGTGTAGCAGTTGGTGTTGCGGTTGGTGTAGGTGTAGGAGTTGCAGTTGGTGTTGCGGTTGGTGTAGGTGTAGGAGTTGGGGTAGGAGTATTTGTAACAATAATTACCTCAACATTAAAATTACATTCCGGAGTAGGGGTAGGTGTTGCAGTTGGTGTTGCAGTTGGAGTTGCGGTTGGTGTAGGGGTAGGTGTTGCAGTTGGTGTTGCAGTTGGAGTTGCGGTTGGTGTAGGTGTAGGAGTTGGGGTCTCAGGTGTTGGCGTAGGTGTAGGTGTTGCGGTAGGGGTTGGAGTAGGTGTTTCAGGCGTCGGAGTCGGTGTAGGAGTTGGCGTATTTGTAACCACAATTACCTTAACATCGAAGTTACAATCCAAAGGAGTTGCAGTTGGTGTTGGAGTTGGAGTTGGTGTATTTGTAACCACAATTACCTCAACATCGAAGTTACAATCTGGTGTAGGAGTAGGGGTTGCAGTTGGGGTTGCAGTTGGTGTAGGAGTCGGTGTAGGAGTTGCAGTTGGTGTAGGTGTTACTGTTGGGGTTGGTGTTGGTGTTTCCGTAGGTGTTGCGGTTGGAGTAGGTGTCGGGGTATTTGTTACAACAATTACTTCAACATCGAAATTACAATCCAAAGGAGTTTCAGTTGGGGTTGGTGTTGGTGTAGGGGTATTTGTAACCACAATTACCTCAACATCGAAGTTACAATCTGGTGTTGCGGTTGGTGTCGGAGTTGGCGTCTCCGTAGGTGTTGCGGTTGGTGTTGGTGTATTCGTTACAACAATTACTTCAACATCGAAGTTACAATCTGGTGTAGGGGTTGGTGTAGGTGTAGGGGTGTTCGTTACTACAACGACTTCCACATCGAAGTTACAATCTGGTGTAGGGGTTGGGGTTGGTGTTGGTGTGTTGGTAACAATAACTACCTCCACATCGAAGTTACAATCTGGCGTTGGAGTAGGAGTCGGTGTAGGGGTGTTAGTTACTACAATTACCTCTACATCAAAGTTACAATTTGGCGTTGGTGTAGGAGTTGGTGTTGGTGTATTCGTTACAACAATTACTTCAACATCGAAGTTACATTCTGGAGTAGGTGTAGGGGTAGGAGTTACCGTTGGTGTTGCGGTAGGTGTTGGTGTTGCCGTTGGTGTTGCGGTAGGAGTCGGTGTAGGGGTTGGGGTTGGTGTTGGTGTTGCCGTTGGTGTCGCAGTAGGTGTTGGTGTTGGGGTAGGAGTAGGAGTTGCAGTTGGTGTAGGAGTTGGTCCAGGAATATATACCGCGGTACCACCACTAAATCTACAATCAAACGCATCATTATCACCAAAACCATCTAAACCAAATACAAAACTTTTACATATTGTACCATCATTTGGACCATACGAAAACGAAGTCACTTTCATTTTTTCTTCACCATTATTATCGGTAAAAAAAGAAACTGTTAATAATTTTTTACGAATACTTTTTAGAAGTGGAACATACCCTTGACTATATCCAAAATCATTAAAATACTGTGTTGAACCTGAAATTCCTGAATAACTAATTTCGTCAGCATATTCATTGTTTCTACCAAATAAATCCGTTGTATAACTAGAATATAAACAATCGGTACATGTATTAATATATTCGGTTGTTCCTGTTATTGCATTTTTCCATAATTGTTTTATTTGATTAAAGTCATTTGAGTATAAACTTGGATTATTTGTAATAATTTCATTTCCATTACCTGTATATAACCTTGCACTTGTCGCTGTTGGTGTGCTACCTGATATTAAAACATATGTACTTGAGTTATTTGAACTACCACTAAACAAAACACCATCTAATTCAAACGTTGGAAAAAATCTTATATATCCATCATGTGATGATTCACCCGTTTCATCTATTTCTGTTGAAAATTCATAATATTCGTCAAATTGTTCAATTTCATCTTGAAATGGTTGATATCCCGATGTAATTGGTTTCGGATAAACATTCTCAATAATTTCTTTTGGTTTACATCCAAATCTATAAGAATATTTTGGTCTACCAAAAATACCATTTTGAATTAGGTTACCACCTGTCCATAAAGTAGTTGATGGGATTACTTGGTCTAAAACCTGCGTCCAATATGGTCCTATTTTATTTACAAATTCATTTACACTTGGAAAATTATATGGAGTAAAATTACTATTAGTAATATAATCTTGGTGTATATCCTCTAAGGTGATGTAATTCTTTTTGTACTTTATTACATGTGAATTTCTAATTTGGTCATGTAACATTCTATCAACATACTCAGCAAACGTATAACCTGTTTGTGGTAACAATGTGTTAGAACCAAATGACAATTCCAAATCTCTAGATTTACGATATATGTCAAAATCCATCACATTAGCGGATGAAAGATAAACACTAATATTTTTTCTATTAAGAATTAAAGTTGAATTGTTGTTGACAATTTGTTTTTGATTGTTGTCAACTTTACTTACGATTTCAAATCCCGTATCTAAACCCGGTAATGATCTAAAAATATCAAAATATTCTTCACCATATGTGTATGGTTTGTTTTTTGTTTTTATTGTTTTTGTTCTACCTGTTGTTGTTGAGTTTTCAATATCTAACGTTGTTGAAGACCTATGGTCTAACGTCATGTCGTACCAACCAGAACCTTGTTGAAAGAAATTATTATTAGTAACACTACTGTATCCTCTTGGTAAACCGTCAGTTGTAACAGGGTATTCCTCTCTAGTGTATGTTGTTGATGCTAATGTTGTACCTGTTGAGTATGAATATGTTGACGGTGTGAATCCTGAAATTATTAAATCAGTTTTATCACCCATAATCACACTTCTAATTTCACTATCAATGTTAAATGACTTTGGTAATGAAACTATATTATAGACGTACTCATCAATCTTAATTAAAGGTTCGGGTGCTCCTAAGAATTTCAAAAAGAATTCAATTGAAGACCTTGTACCTTTTGATTTGTATATGTATGAAAGATTAACTAATAATCTTCTGTAAAATTCATTTTCTGCGTCAACGATAGTGGTTCCTACCGTTAATCCTGAATATTGTGTATCTGTTCTTGTATATAAAAGTTCATTTAAATCCTTTTCATCAAAAAGATTAATTGTACTTAAACCTAAAGTGTTAGATAAATTTTTTAATAATATGTCGGGTAGGTTATTAACTCCATCATAACTTACATTTCTCATGTAAGCAATATTGTCTATATATTTTTTTACCTTGTCAAAACTTTGTCCATATAATTGAAATACAGACTCCGCTTTTTTGTCATCACTATCAAATTCAAATAATTGTGGTGAAGATAAAAATCTAACTAATAAGTTAGACTTATATTCATCAATTTCATCTGCAACATCAATTAAATTATTAATATATTCATCATATCCAATACCTACAATTTGTAAATTGTAATTGTCTTTTGATATTGGCCAATTGTATTTTACATCTAACAAACTCGTTACCGAACCATTCTTAATATCTCTTGGTACTTTAAATGTTGATTGGTAAATTGGTAGTGTTTCTCTATTTAATAATGATGATTCTAAATCATCAAGTCCTATAAAAAATTCTTCCTTTACACCATCGTTTGGTCTAATTAAAATATTTTTAGTGGTTGTTGTTTGTCCATTGAATGGATTACCTAAAACCGTTAGAGTTATTTTATTTTTTGTATTAGGTTCAACATAACTAACAATATTATATGTAACACCACTTAATTCAATTACATATTTTTTATATGATGAATAGAAATTTCTAATTGGGTTATCAACAGTAACAACTGTGTTTGTATTTGGTTTTGTAAAAAGAATATCGAATGGATTGTAAAACATTCCTAATTCAATATCTAATCTAGTTCTTTTTGTATTTTGATTATATGTTATGTTATACGCAGTTAGACCACTTTGACTCTTTGGTGAGTCGATATCAACCATAACCGAGGCAGGAAAAAACTTAATAATTTTTGTAACCGCGACTCCAATTCTACTTTTTAATGAACCATATAATGATTTTCCTGAATCTTTTTTTGAATCTCTAAATTTAACTGATTGATTTTTTTTTAATTTAGATTGTGTGATTGGAGCGGACTCTTCAATTTTTAAATCGTCTAAAGTTAAAAAATCCGAAAACGGATTTGTTTTAAAATTTTTAGCGTCCCTTTCAGGTATTGTTTTATCAAGAGCAAAGTTCGTATTGGTCAATTGGCTAGTACCATCGGTGATTTGAACTCCGATTAAGTTGTCACTAAAAGTTTGTGATCCATTAGCCGCCTGACTTGGAACTTTATATTTTGCCATTATAATTCGGTAATTGTATCAAAATTTAAAGTTTCATCAATATCTGTTCTCTTCTCTCTAACTTCGTATAATGTTTCGTTAACGTCGTCTTTGATTTCGTATAAGTTGTATTGTTTATAGATATTGTTATTGTTATCGTAAATTGTGTAAATACCCGGTGTAACCGCCTTACTTTGATTACCATATAATGCATGTGCCAATGTTGATGCGTCATGTTCAACCATTTCAACCTCAATCGTTGTTGGGTTAAAAAATGTATTGGTAAAAATAATTTTTTGACCCGGTGTACCGATAAATGGAATTGTGTTTGGTTTACTTGATGGTGCGGACGATGGTGTTACTGTTAAAAACAACATATTCGTTGCAGCATCACTATATTGATATCTAATCGCCTTTTGTGTTGTACTAGATAAATTAGAAACCACAGGTGTACAATAAAACGATGAAGTAACTAATCTATAGAAGTTTGTTACTTTTTTGTTCTCAGTGTTTATATATTCTATTCTATATCCAATTAATCCTTGAGGGGTAAATTTACTTCTGTCACCAGAAGGAACATTACTTAAATCTATAACTAAACCTCTTACTGAAGGTAATGACGCCAACACACCACAATCTGTAATTGTAGTTCTTATTTGTTTTGGTCTTACATGAAGTGTATATATTCCTAAGTCCGTGAAATCCGCAGATTCTAATTTTAAATTATATAATCCTCCTAAAACTTCCAAATTTGGGGCGTTTGTATCATCTGTAGTATCATTACCATGATAAACTGGTGTCAAAACACTAGAACTGTTTAAAGTTTTTAGAGAAACCGGTGCGGTTGACGTTCTTCCTGAAACGTAGTGATAAAATATTTCTACATCATCTGGTGACACATCTGCGGGTCTAATTATTCCGTAACTACCTACTGCCATATACTTTTAATAATAAATATAATTTTTATTGTTTTCTTACGTTAAAATATCCATTTCCATAGATATCCAATTCACCAACGTTATCAATTTCACCCAATCTGAGGTTAATTTCCATAACACCTTGTTTACCCCTTTCAACAAATAAATCAGAATAAATTGTTGGTTCATCAATAAATCCTAAAAAATGTTCGTTTCTTGTTAAAATCTTATTGAATACTTCTTCTTTTGTAAATCCTGTTGTTGACCCTGTTATCATGGTATAACCATCCTCATAGTCTCTATATTGTAATGTGGTGGTACCAGTTGTATTACCGGTGTATGTAAATGTGTAACCCGTAAATTTAACTAAGTCGGGAGAAGAACCGCTTGTTAAAGTTTGGGTATATCCCGTTGAACCGTATTTTTTTAATTCATCTAACCTACTACCACCAACCGCCATATATGTGAAACCTGTTGTAGTATAACCCGTGTTGTTTGTAATATCAAGGTCATTTAGGTAATTTTGAGTTTGTCCTGTTAGGTTTGAATATGCTGGTACCGTTGTTCCTGTAAAAGAACCTAATGAGTTTGTTATTGTGGTATTTCTTGGAACTGTAATCTTTTTACTTAATTTTTGTTTAGTCCACGGTGCATCTAATGTTATTGTTATAGTGTATCCTGAAGGTGCTGCGTATATGTGTGAAAGTGATGGCAAAGATTGTCCAACAACACCACCATTAACTGTTAGTCCTGAAATTAATCCATCACCCCAATTAATTGTATATGTTTGTTCAACAATTTTTCTAAGTTTATCGGGATTAACCGTACTATAAACTTGTATTGTGGAACCTGTTTGAGTATATGAGAAATTAACAAGTTGTTCCATTTGTTCAATTGCACCGTCAAATCCAACCATAACGCCCATCTCATCTACCGTACTTTCTAAAAATACCGGTAGATTATAACTTTCAGATAATCCACTCAGTGGTGTTGAAATCCAAGTAGTTCCGTTCCATTTGTAATGACCTTGGGTAACGTTACTTGAATATTTATTATCAACACTACCCGTGAAATTATATATACCATCTCCGATGTTTGGTCCGATGTAAATACTACCTGACCACGGTGTTAAATCACCATTGCTGTCATACCAATTTTGACTTGTTGTTGACACTAAAGATCCACTAACAATGTTTTTTCTTAATATTTCGTATCTATTCTTTTTCATTTAACTATTATTGAGATTAACATGATGGACAGTTATTTTTTGACGCATCGCTAATTTGAGTATTACCTAATTCGTTAGTGTCGTTGGTAAATGAAACAACTCTATAACAATATCCCGCACCACTCCATAACTGGTCACTACCATCAAGGATACCGTCATTTACTTGATCCCAATAATAATTTGTTAAATTATTGCCAGCCAAATCACAAGGGCCTCCATTATAATCTTTTATTCTTTCTAATATTGCATATCTATATTGTGGGGCTATAGAATCATCAAGTATTGTAAATGTGGATGTATATGCAACTTCTCCACCAGCGTTGGTTGATGACCCTGTAAAGATGGCAACAGAAAATGTTTGATCTGTTTCAGTAGTTTCATCGTCATCTATTACTAATTCAAAGGTATGTCCCGTAGATGCGGTAATTAACATTGCGGTATTAAGGTTAGTAAACTCTGCTGTTGTGGCGGTTCCAGATTTTTTACCCCACCAAAGATATGTTCCTACCGCACTACTACTTGATTCTACTGTAACCGTTACAATATTATTTGGTGGTTGCTCACCGTATTGTGTATTATCAACAGTTGCGGTAAATATTAAAGTTATTTCTGTTGGTGTCGGTGTAGGGGTTGCTGTTGGTGTCGGTGTAGGGGTTGCTGTTGG